TTTAACTTCGAGGTAGTAAGTGCCGGGCTCGACCACATCCCCCATGACGAACGAGAATGTCCCGTTTTCAACGGTGACATCTTGGTATAGCGCCACTGTTTCATCGTTGGACAACGTGAGCTTGCCAGTGCCGGACAATTCCATGCGTTTCCTGTCATACCCTAAGATTTCAAAACCAAATACAGAAGTGGTGTCCCCAGATTTTAGGACATTACCCCCGTCAATTTGGTTAATAGAGGTCATGAGTTTTGCCATAAGCTAGTCCTCATGAGGTTTAGTGTAGGATAGTGCTCGCTCGCTATCGCTAAGACCTTTCGTTGTTGGGTCTGGGAACATATTCCAGACATTGAATAGCGTCAACCCCACCAAATATGGATTGGACAAGAATTTTCCAAGCAATCCAAACAATGCCCCCCAGCTAGTAATATCTTCAAATTTGATGCCAAAATAAGCCAAAACTGGCAACACCAAGGCGAGTGCAAAACGTGTTACAAATGCACGGTTTTTAAAACGAACAGACCAATTAATTTTCATGTTAATTCCTCACTTCTAAATTAATGTATTTCTTATAAAGGGCATCAATGTACCCGTTGCCACCTAGTTTTTTATAGCTACTGTGCATTTTGTGAATTACATCGGAATTGTGAACAGTGGTATATCCGCGCTCTAATTCTTTGTTAATGTCACGCTCAAGGCGTAGATACATAGTTACCAAATGCGCTTCATCATGCACTACCAGCTTGTCGTTTAACTCGTTGATTTTCTCGCCGTTGAATTTTCCTAATTCTTGAACGACTTCAACGGATTCTTGAATAGTGTTTAATTCCCCTTTTAACTCACTAAACTGCTCTTTGTTTAAGTTCGCTGATTTACTAGCTTTCATCCCAAACCAGCCCGTCGCTACCACACCCACGGTTGGGGCAAGGTGAGCGATTAAATCTGAAACATTCAATGAGCAACACCTCTTTTAACTATTCTTTTGTCAATTGAGCCAAGAGCTCGTCATCCTCAACCATAAGAGCGATTTGCTCTTTTACTTTTGGTTTCAAAACTTTAGGAACTTTTGCGAATGGGTAATACCCTGCGACAATGTTAATTGCAAATAATTTAGCCATCATATCTTTTTCTCTTTCTATTACTTCTTTAGTTATCTTTAATTTCACCGATAGACGTTTCAGCCAAATCTTCATCAGTTAGTACCTCTTTCTCGTACAATTTAGAAATGACGTTGATTAGTGTAAGCTGCGCTGTCTTCGATTGCTCTTGCTGTTTCGTCATTTGCGCTTCCATCTTAGCAATCGTCTCAGCGGCTTTTTTATTTAGAACGTTGTATTCTTTGATTTTGTCATCAAGCTCATTAAATTTCTCTGTTTCAGCACGTTGTGGGAAATTTTCTTGATAGATTACTTCTAGCGCTGCATTTAATAGCTCGGTGTTTGACAAGTCGATTTTTTCGACCGGTAAAAAGACGGGAATGATAGCCCCGTCTGTGTTTTTTAAGACCACTTTGGTGGCGGACGCTGCACCGCTTGCATCGTACTCTTGAGATTTCGAAGCGTATTCAAATTTCATAGATTAACCTTTCTGTTTATAGCATAATTGTGAGCTGACCGAGATAATTTGTGTCTTTTTTCGTCCCTAGCGCTGCAATCCAGTTACTATCTTTATTAATTTGAACATGGATGTCTGTTTCGGGTGTTACAGACCAACCAGAAATTGTAAACATATAACTTTGCGGCGCCGTAAACACCGTGGCTGGCAATTCAGCCATTTTCATATCCCCACCCGTACCAGTGAAATTATATTTAACTGTCAACACATCTCCAACACGCTTATAGAAACTTCCTTCAACTCCAGCGGGTTTCCATCCAGTGTTGATTAGATTTGTGTTTTCATTCCTAGCGAACTCTTTCCATGGCTCCCAATCGTCGATTTTTTTCGACCATCGATGGTGTCTGAAAAACAATTGCCCATTGTTGCCCCAAAAAATCTGGATAGCCTCTTTGTAGCCATCTGTGTTTTTACCGTAGTTGCTGTAATGGAATAGATAACCCCACTGACCATTAGGGTTGCCGGGCGCTGACCTGTCAATGTAATACTGTCCGGGCTGGTCAAGATAGTTAGCGTTGGTTACGTTAGGTTTGCCATCTATCCATTTCGGAGCGCCATTATTGCTAGTCAGCTGATATTGCTGAATTTGACTGTTGTTAGCATAGATATCACCTGCAACATCAAGAGCCCCACGCTCACGGACTTTGGCAACACCGAGACCCGATTGATCGTAAGAAAGCGCCACGCTCTCAACGGGAACAGGCGCCTTGAAATTTGCATCAGTGAATTTGTCTTCTAAAACAGCTAAGATTTCCCACGACTGATTAGCAGCATATACACCCGCTAAATTAGCGGAGGAATTGACTAAACTTGAAACACCAGCCCAATCCCCAGAGGCAGGACCGGTGTCTGTTGTGTAAGTCTCCTTACCGTAAGGTGTCACCTTAAAGGTTAATCTCATGGTGTTTTTTTGAACACCATTAACCGTCAATGGCGCAATTTTAGCATTTCTTAAAACTTGCAAGGTGCTTGATGTAGCACCAACCCTTGTCACGTCGAATTTTAGCGATGGTGCGAAATACTCAAGGATAGTAATTGTTTTTTCAATCGGTGCGCTTGTGCGCCCACGGCTATCAGTAACAGTTGCTCTAATGGTTAATTGGCCGTTGAAATTCATAATTCCAAAACTGCCACCGTTGGAATTAACTGCTTGATTACCCCCAACAATTTCAGCTCTATATTGTTTAATTGTTGAACCGTAAACACCAGTGGCACCATCGAATGTCACTTTGATATCAGACATGATTTGAACGAAGTGCACCGAGCTTGTAATGAGATTCCCTGCTACTGCATTAGTATCTGTCAGTGTTATTCCGGATAGTTTTGGTTTGATGTCGTCAGCTACTGTTAACGATAGGCACTTGATATCCCTTGACATCTCACGCCCGTTTTCGTAAGCAATGATAGTTACCTCTCCGAAACCGCTAGTGTTATCTGGAAGTTGGTCATACAAAGCTGTTTCTGGTGTCCATGTGTAGCTTGTTTCAATATCATCCCCAGCTACCTTTTTATCATAATTCCCAAAACGAACCCAAATTGAGTGTCTATACGTGCTCTGCTTGCGGTTGATGTTGATTGTTACGGGCTTTCCGATAACGGCTGTAATATCGCTTGTAGAACTTCCTCGAGGAATGTCAGTAAGTTTGTATGAGATTCCGCTAACTGTTAGCGTATTCGGGCTGTACCCGCCACCACCAGTAAACTGTGCCATAAACCCGAACGTTCTCGCGCCGTCCCCGTCGTGTCGAATAGTAACCGTTTCATCAATCAGTGGAATTATTTGATTAGCCCCTAAAACGCTAGGGCTACCAGACCAATTTAGACGTCTATTTCCGTCAAAGTCGATAAAAGCGCTACATGAGTAGCCGGTAAATGTAGCTGCTGTGTTTAACAGTGCTAATTGAAACCTAACTTGACTTGTGTTAGCTGCCTTGTCTTGACTTACTTGGTCAACCCAAAGTCTAAGCCTAAAACCTCTATCGCTATTACTCCAAAATTCAGCCAATTAAAATCCTCCTACATATCGAATGACATTCATGTCTGGGTTAATGTGGTACTGTTCCTCACGATATCGACCGACTTGAATAGTCTTCGAGAAAATACCGTTTTCAATGTGGATAACCCCCTGTGAGATATACATTACTTCAACCCCAGAGCTGAACATTGAAATGCGTCCGTTTGGGTTAAACATCATGCTTGAACTACCATCATTCTTACCAATAACGAGACCGTCATTCGATGAACTCATGTATGTGTCGATGAAATTCCAGCGATTAGACAGCTCGCCTAGATTTTTAGCTATTGTTGACACCCGCTGACTTGAGCTAACCAAAGCTTTCTCAGCCGCGGCACGCTCAGCTTCGTTTGATTTAACGAAATCTTGGTATGTTTTAATCCAATTATTCAAGATTTCAGCGCTTGCTTTAGCATCCATCTCAGCTTGAATGATTCCAGCTCTCTCATTAAGCGCATTAATCTGCTCGAGCGTCAATGCACTGTCAGCCTTGCTGTTTAGTTGTTTTTCTAAATCTCTAGGGGACGCCTGCCACGCCCTGTCAGTCGTGCCTTCGTAACAATCAAGCTCGGTAAAGAATAACAATGAGTTACTGTTATTGGTTGCCCCTTTGTTATCGATACGGATAAAACCTTCATCACATTCGCCAGAATTGAATGTTAAGTGCCATTTAGCAACCCCGGTAGTTGAGGGCGAGCCCGTATGCGATTTGAAGTTGACTACTTTAGAAAAAGTCTTATTCGTTTCGTCTGATTTACGACCAAGAAAATAGATATCTACGCCCTTGAGATTCCCAGTGGCAAACGTTTGAATATTGAATGAATAATCAGTGTTGCGTTTTACCGGGAAACGTAATGTAGACGCTGGCACCATTTCTTTGCTGGATAGCAAAAACAATGGTCTAGCGCCATTGTAGTAAAAGTCATGGCTTGAAATGGATAAGTTAGCGTTTTTCTGTGACACTTCCCAATAACCCCAATTGTCAAGGTTATCCGGAAATGCTGAGTTAACGATCAGATTTTCGCCACCGACCGAAACGCTACCAACCATATCATTCCAAACATAATCAGCTGGGTTTGTGCTGTTTGCTTGGTTGAAGTTGGTACATACGCCCAAATAGCGCTTGCTTCCATTCTGAGTCAAACTGAAACCATCTCGACCATCGGCGCTGTCAGCGTAAGCGAAATGGACGTAAGGTGTTCTTCCGTCCGCCCCAGCTTTACCGGGGATGCCGTCCCGTCCATCGCTACCCTTCCACTTGCTCCAGCGGTAGTCTTGCGGGTTTTGACTATCAATAGCATTGAAATCTTGATACATACCGATAAAGGGCTTGTTAGTATCTGTTTGACTAAAACCACCACCGATTGCGTTATCAGCATAAGCGATGTGGGTATACTGTGTTTTACCATCAGCACCCTTATCGCCCGGGATTCCTTGGATTCCTTGCGGACCTTGCAAACCTTGTGGGCCACGCTCACCTTGCGCTCCACGTTCGCCCTTGTCACCTTTTTCACCCTTTTCACCGATTTTAGACACTGAATAGCCCGTTTCATTGGTATTATCCGTATAAGTCCAAACCGTCTTGGTCCATAGGTATTGCCCTGCTGGCACGTTAGGTACTTGGCTATTCCAACCGCTTGTTGGAGCAGTTGTTCCTGATGTGCTGACTGCATAAGTAATTGTGGTTTTCTTAATTCCCACGCCATCCTTACCGGCTATACCATCATTACCATTGTTACCATCTTTTGCCACGTAGGTTTTTTGATACCCAGTTTCAGAGGTGTCATCGGTGTACGTCCAGACTGTTTTGGTCCAAAGATACTTACCTTTAACCAATGCCGGTGGGTTTGCCGTCCAATTGGTGGGTTGGGCTGTTTCGTTGTCAGATAGCCCATAGGTTACAGTGGTATTCTTGATGCCTACTCCGTTCTTGCCGGGCAAACCGTCGTTACCTCTGTCGCCTTTGTCCCCTTTAGGACCTCGTTCGCCATCTACCACCTCGGTGAATGTAACCTCGGCGCTTGCTGCTAACTCGTCATCAAGGTAAGCTTCAACAGTGATTTGTAAGGTGTTTTCAAAGTCTGTTGGTCTAACAACTAACTGATTGCCAGTGCCGATAATCGCATCACCATTTTTGTAAAAGAGCAGCGGTTGATAAACCTTGCCGTTCCTCTCAAGGGATGCCTTCAAGACACTTTGACCGACATTGTTTTTAAAGGTAGTCCCGTTGTCAGTTGAAAGTTTCAACTCGTAAGGGATGGCTTGCTCGGCCAATTTAGCCATGCGAGTTAACAAGCTGTCAGATACTTTGTTCTGTAACGCTTGGAAATTAGCAAATACCGTCTTATTCTCGACTGGATTGGAGAAACTAATCTGTTGCTCACTAACACGGGCTTCTAGCATAAGCATGGGTGAAAAACCAGTGTCTTGAATTTTGACGGTATCTCCGATATCCAAATCAAGGAAACCATCAACCTCGTAAGTGATAGCTGGGTAACAGAATTTGCGTAAGTTTCTCAGTGCTGTTGAAATCAGCACATCTTCACTATCTGTCTCGACTTCCATATCCTTACGAATCCAGTTGTCATTCGTCTCTTTACCCGTCAAAACAGATGGATATAGACGTTTGGAAATAGGGGCAAATAGTAGACTGCCTTCAAGGTAGAACTCTACCTCTCCCTTTTCGTTCTTCCATTGTTGTTTTTTCTTTGGATCGATAACGACTTCGACAGTGCTAACAGAAACCTCTTTAGTTTCTGTTTCTGGCGCTGTAACGTTTGGCGTGCTACCTGTTTCGGTCCTACCCTCGACGGTTTTACCTTCTTTTAATTCAGGTGGATAACATAGCGTTTCAATAGCGCCTAGATAGGCACTAGCAGGATAGCTGTTTTGGACTACGTACTGACGCCCAGCATAGTTTTGTTCTAAAACCGTAACAGTGCTGCCGTTGTTGGCTACGATAATTGAAACGTGCCCCCAAACTGATGTACCTTGATAAGCATTGTATGGCTTAATGTTGGCAATAGCCCCAGCTTTTAGCTGGTTGGGGTTGCTAGGTCTAACAACACTCCAACCGAATCTGTCCCATGCGTAGTCAGTACCAATCTTGCCCGCTGCCATACCAGCACCAATCAAACCAGATAGACCAGTGACACCACCACCAAGACCGGGACCGCCTAATTTCATTGAATACCACGCCGCCAATGCGTAACATTGACCACTACCAACTCGACGGCCTTTTAAACCGTGCATTTCGTTGATAACGGCGATAACCTTATCAGCCTTAACCGTTCTTGTAACTGGTTGATTAGGTTGGGTAACTTGGTTGTTTGGTTGTCTCCATAAATCGTCGAGCTTATCCAGAATGTTTCCATTCGTTCGGTTGATACCGTTTCGGATATCTCGCATAAGAGCGATATAGTGTGCGTATCCAGCGGCAGCATAATCATAAAGAGCCCCACCGATTCGGAAGAGCCCTTTTGTGTATTCTTCAATATTCTGCTTGCCTTTAACGCCATACATTTTACGACCACCGCTTGTCTGTTCTGCTAGTAGATAAGTGTAGTCCTTCATGTAATCGTCAACGCTGGCGTAGTGCATATACGTCCCGCCCTCGTTAGCGGGCCTAGCGCTACCAGTGGTAACAACAACGCCACTAGGGCGAGTCTGGGCGCCCCCAGTTATACCACCCCAGTTATTGTCAACTCTGGCCACGTTTGAAGCGCCCCACCAAGACTCAAGATAGAGTTGAGCTAGGACACCGGACGGCAAGAGATTGCGCTGAACACATAGATTTAAAATGGTTTGCACCAAATTAGCACTCAATGGGTGCCCAGCATATACGAGGTTCCCCCCCGTATATTTCTTACCACCACTAGCTACTTGACTAGTAGCTGGGTTAGAAACCTTACTTGTCTTCTCTTTCGTTTCCTCTTTACGTCCGACTGGTTTGACAGCATTGTAGATTTTTGTTTTATCGATACTGCGTTTAATGCTCTTTACGTTCTTACCGTATTTAATCACGATATCGCTACGTTTGCGTCCGACACCTTGATTCTTATCATCGTGAGCCTTATAAACGTTTAAAACAAATTCATCAAGTTGACTATCAGCTTGTAATTTCGTTTCAAATTCAATTTCAGCATCAAAATTCTTAGCTAGTGAAATCAAACGAGCAAGGGCAGTTTCTTGCCCCTCCCATTCCAATGTTTTCTTAGAATCTTTAATTTGGTTAATGCCTAATGTTACCTTAGACAACCCCAACGTGCCCCATTCGTCCAAGTATTCCTTGAATGTCATGGGTTTCGTTGCCTTGTACGCCCCTTGATATTCAAGCAAGAGCTCAAGACTCAAGTTTTCGCAATAGCAACGGATGATGTGCTCATCTTCTTCGATTTTCATCACATTAAAGAGATAAGACCGTTTTTTGTATTTAAAACTTACAAAAGAGCGTTCGTTTAAGTGTTTGTAAGCTTTCTCTACCACTGTATCTGACTTGATTTTCTTTTTAAAAACAGAAAATTCAAATACAGATGTTCCCGCCTCAAGAGAACGAGTCCATTTATCGTTGAAGAAATTCAAGGTGGTTTGCTTGTCGTTGTCGATGTAAGCAACTTTTTGCAAATTATTGTTATGAATCGTTAATAACATTAAATCCACCTTTCCTCAAACTCAATCGTAACGCTGGGCTTCTTCTTCCCCCATGATGACTGAATGATTTCTAACTCTGATTGCCCCGGTGGCAACACTGGCCACAGCGAGCCGTCAACAATCTGATCTAAATTAGGAAGATTGTTGAGATAGACTATATCCGTCTCGCTGTTAATCACTAACGAGCTCCCTTGTGAGTATCGATTTGGGATATCTTTTGTCCCGTTGACGAAATCTTTTCGGTAAACAAAAGCATCTAAATACATGTGGGTTGGCGCAGGTCTATCATTACCAAATGCCCCCAGTGCTACGTGTACTTTAGCTGATTTCTTGCCTTTGATTTCTGGGACTTTGAATTTTGGATAACTACCACGCCAAAAAACTTGTATTTCTTCATCCCGACGCTGTAAGTCAGATTGTCCACTGTCTTTATTGAACGGGTTTTCATGCGCATTGTGAGTAGCCCAAAAAGTACCCAGCTTGTGCATGTTATACCCACCAATGCCATTAGATGTCAAAAGGTTGTATTCCGTAGTCAAGCCATTTCCACGCTTGATGGTTTCGACACCGTACAGGAATTCACCGTTTTCGGCAGTAATTGAAATTTTAATAAAACCAACTTGGTTAGCTGGATTTACCCAAAATATCTGTCTCCACCACATGTATTCATTGATAGAACCACGCTCTCCCGTGCTATCTGCTGGAATATCCCACGTAAGAGATGCGGCGTTGTTGATTTCTCGACCACTACCCCGATTTGTCAACGCAAGGTGTGGTCTGCCCCACGCATCGACAATTCCAAGTGTTCCGTTGAGATTTTGAAGTGTATCGTTTAAGATACCAACGTTTTTTTTGCCTTCAGCAAGACCTTTGACAATCCACCCATTCGAAACGTAATCGAACAGAATTTCAGAATGCTTATAAGGCTCGACGTCGACTTCTTCGGTATTCCCAACTTCGAATGCGAATTTCTCGTTAACCAGACCATAATATCCGTTATCAGCGTTAGCCTTTAAAGTAATAATCGGATAAGCATTTTCTGAGCCTTGGTTATCGATAGAAAAAATCATTTTCCCTTTATCTTCACGAAAGTCCGTAACACGTTTGTAAGTGGTCGAATGCGCCACACCGTCCGGAACGATGAATTCAATCGTAGCTTGGTCGTACCAGTCAGAAATACCTCGCAGATTGACCTCACCTTTAACAAGCGCCAAATAATAGCGGTCAGGCTCCGTTGGTAAACAGAGCTTAACCGCCTCTTTTGTATGTAGCACTCTAGCAGCTTCTTCCCTTACTCGGTAAAACTGCCCGTTGTCAGTCGGTGCTGGTTGATTAGGGTCAATGAATGTCATATCAGCCAAATCTCTAGTAGCTAGACTGACTGTTAGCTTAATCTTCTTGGCGCCGATATTGACATGTTGAACATTAACGCCAATTGATGGCGCTGAATCTGTTGAGATAGACCGTTCGTTTCCTATCTCATGCTCTACTTTGATTAGCTTGAAATAGTTGTTTAAGTCATATCCGTTAAATTGAAATAAAGCCATTATTCAAGCCCTCTCATTCGTTTGTAAGTAAATTCTTGCGCTTTTTGGTAGCTACTCATATCATCAGCCGCTGCATAAGCAAATTCACGGCCATTGATGTTAAGTGAAATCGGACGTCCCACTAAATCAGTGATAAGGTCAAGCGCTTGCTCTAATCTATCCATTCTAGCGTCGTCTGCTAATGACAAATCAATGCTACCTCGCATCTTGCCACCGTCAAAACTATCAAAGATATTGTTATCTTCGAACAGATCACGGGCACTGATAGCGTAGCGACTAGCAGTATCAATCATGTCAGCGATTGATGACTTGACGTATTTAACACTCTTATCAATACCAACAGCCAAACCTTGACCAATATAGATACCGACGTTATCACGGAACAATCGGGATGGTGAGTGGATTTTGGCCGCTGCTTGCGCTGCTCGTTCTGCTTGGGCTACAAGGGCGTTAGCTGCTGCTGTTACTGCTCCTAGAGCTGACAACATACCTTGAGCCAAACCGTTACCGATTTGTGCCCCAGCTGCTCTCATACGCCCTACCCCAGCATTAGCTCTGGCAGCCGCTGCATTAACCAAACTATCCATGGCTGAGCCTACTTGTCCAACCGCTGATTGAATACCGCTTGCGATGTTTCGACCAGTCTGAGTCCCCGCTTGACGACCCATTTGGATCATACGTTGACCACTGGACTGTACAGCTTGCGCCATACGTTGCATAGCTGACTGCACTTGTCCAGCCGCACTATTCATAGCGCTTGCGATAAGCGGTGCGCTAGTAGCAATGCGCATGATAGATGACGCTGCATTGTTAGCGGTGCTTGCTACGGCTGTAAGAATAGCCGGAATAGTAGCAATCGCAGTTGATAAAGCAGTCATTCCAGTTACAGATTGCATCACTTGAGCGTTAAACTGCATGAATCCAGTAGATGCTAACATCAAAGCCGGTGCCATCATGGTTAGTGCCATGTTGAACATATTCAGCGGCATTACTGCTGTTGTGAATTGCATTGTCAATTGTGTTAGTGATGTGGCAAACATCATAAATTGACTATTCAGCATAGTTAATGCTGTACCAATCGCAGTCATACCAGTGCCAAACACGGTCATCCCAGCTGACACTGTTGTCATGCTGGTAGAAATCATAGTTAATTGACTAGCTAAACTTGTTAAGCTAGCAGTCAACATGGTCATGCTTGCAGTGATCGTAGCCATACTAGCGCTCAACGTTGTTGAAATAGAGCTGAACTGTGTCAGACCAGTTGCCGCTTGCGTTAATGCAGGGGCTAGTGTCATAACTTCTGCTCTAAACGTAGTGATAGGTGCCACAATAGCCGTTAAACCAGCAAGCGATTGACTAGCTTGACTAGAGAATGTGCTAAATGCTGTCCCAGCTGATGTCAACAGTGACTGCAAACTAGTGAACGCTGATTGAATGCTTGTAATCGTACTTGCGAACGAAGTCAATCCAGATACAGCACTAGACGCTGAGCTTGAAACCTTGCTCATACCGTTACCAAGCTGAGCCATGCCAGTACCGGCTTGAGCAAGCCCCGCTGAGTTGTTACCAATCGAACCGACACCCTTGGCAACTGCCGCAAGAGATGCCGCCATGTCGCCTAAGTTAGTGTTAGTAATCTTAACGACACCGTTAGCAAGCTGATTGAATCCAGAGCCTGCTTTTTGTGCGGCTGTACCGATTGAATTGAACACATTAGCCAAACTATTCAATACGCTACTGATTGCACTACCTGCGGAAGTAATAACGCTTGAAATACCTTCAAACGCTGATTTG